TTTGTCGCCTTCCTTGCTGGCCTTGATGCCAAACTCCTTTAGGCGTTCAAATTCACCTGTTGCCGCATCTGCAACAGCCTCAATGAACTGCATCACATCTTTGCCCATCGCGGCAGACGTGTTGCCAAAGGAACGCATAGCGTCGATGCTGGGATCAAGACCTAGGTTTTTAAGTTTGATAAAACCCTCAACGACTTGAGTAAGCGTAAATGGCGTTTCGGCAGCAAACCCTTGCAAGTCTTTCATTGCCGTAGCGGCAGCCGACGTGCTGCCTGTCGCTACTTCAAGCTGGGCTGACAGCCGCTGCATATCAGCATTGGCGCGCACCATAAAAGATGCCGCTTGACCAACGGACAAAAACGCCGTCGCCATCGCGGCAATTTTTACCGTGGCCATACTAGCAGCCTTGCCCATCCCAGCAAAACCGTCGTCAATCTTTTTTAATTTGGTTGCGCCCTTGTCAGCAAACGCATCAATATCAGTCCGGGCTTTGGCCACTTCCTGCCGCAGCAATGTTGTGCTGGCGTCAATCTGCAACAGCAGCCTTTGCACATCTTCAGCCATTGTTCACCTCATTGCCGTTTGTTCATTTCCTTGTGAACTTCCAGCGCGGCCCAAACTTCATGCGGCGTGGCCTGCCAAAAGTTGGACGGAGGCAAATGAAACACCGCCGTCCATATACCCATCAGCCGGCGTCGGGGATCGCCGTCTCCGTCTCCATCGCCGGCTTCCACTCCCCCGATGACGTAACGCCGCCAGTCGCAGCAGCCATCAGCACAATCGCGCAACGCTCAGTTGCCCTAACGATCCCGCCTTCGTGGATTAGGCTGGCAACCTTTTTGACGTTAGCACCTGCTGCGCTTCGCGTGATTGGCGTTGCGTTGCCCTCTGCAACCTGCTGCTTGCCCCAAGATTTGATGCACTCGGTCACGATGATAGCCGCATCGCCAAGCTTCAATTCGCCCTGCGCTGCCATATTGACCAGCGCAACAATGCCGCGATTAGTTTGGCTTTCAATCTCTTCGATCGCCTCATAACTGGGTCGCATCACATATGTCGCGTCAAGATCAATTGTGACCTCGCCACGGCTGTTAGGTTCATTCGCCATCAGTCACCTTTGGTTCGGGGTAGAATTCAAGCAACGCATTACGCCACACAAATTCATCACCGGCAAGCGCCATCGCCTGCGCTAGCACATCAGCCTGACGCTTATCACCTAGCATAGGCCCAGCAATAAGCGCCAGCACTGACCAACCGGGAGGCATAGGCCCGGTCAATGCTTCACGCGGAAAGCACCCGCAGCCCGCCAGCACAGCCACATCGTGACCGGCTGGCGGCGCTTTGATCTTGTCCAGCATTAGGCCAGAAGATCAGTGGTAGGCGCTGCGGTCGGCGTCAGGCTAACCGTCGTCGCGTGAACGTCATTCAGCGGGCTGCTAGCGCCCATGCTGGCAACGCGCATAATGCAAGCAAACACCACGTCACCGGATGCGAAAGGCGACTTGCGCACCTGAACGCCAGCAGACGCGCCGCTAGCATAGATGGTTTCAAGCCGCGCGTGACCGTTGGCGTCGGGCAGATCGGGCCGATATTCCATCGACATTGCGTAGTTGCGCATGGCACGTTCCGTGACTTCAACCGTGCTGGCCTTGTCAACAGTGCTATACGAAACTTCGCCGCGATCAATGGTGTGGCTAATTTGACCAGCCACCACGTTGAACGAACCGGTTGTCGCGCTTTCGATAAAGACGCGGTAGTTGTTAGCTGAAAGTTTAGGCATTGATTGGACTCCTTACAAAACTATGACTTCAAACGTCTGGCGGCCAACGTGAACCAAATTGGCCTCGGTCGCTTCTTCACCAACACCGGACGATTGAAGCCGGCACTCTCCCACCGCGAAGCCGGAAACGGTAAGAGAAACTTTTTCAAGCCGCGTATAAATAGCAGCAATGATAGCCTGTGCGCTAGCCTTTGATCGCCCGCGATAGACAGTCACAATGTTAATACTAACGCGCCGATCAAAGCCAGCTTTGGTTTCGGTCGGCCCTAGGTCTACGCCATCAACAACAATTACTGCCGGCACGGTTTCATCAGGCACGCGCTGATAGACCGGCACATTATAGCTAGTGCCGCCCTCCGTGTAGGTAATGGCCGGCGATGCCAGTGCGTTCAACACCGCCAACGCGATCGGCCCCGTTGGATCGTTCGCCATTATCAGCCCCCGACAGACAGTCGTTTAACCGCACTGCCCAAAACTTTGCGAAGGTTTTCGCCTAGTGTCCGCTCCATAAACTGTTGGGTTCGGCCCCTAACAAAATCATATCGCCCGGCTGGTATAGCACGAATTTTCATTAAATACACGGCCACACCACCAGAAACAGGTTTGCGCCGCTTGACGGTGACAACCTTTGACTTGCGGCCATATTCCAAAATGCGCGCATACCAAACGCGGCGTTGCACTGCTTTAGTCAAAAGCCCTACGCGCAAGCGCAAGGTTTTGGGAAATACCTTAAACGCCAGCGCCGCCCTCAGCTTGCCTGAGCGCGATGGCGTCTCACTGCGCGCATAGGCCAGGATGGCAGGCGCATGTCGCTGATACGCGCTTACAATTTCCTTTTCGGTTTCCGGCCCGATGTTAGACAAGATGCGCCGAATGCGAACGCGATCGCGGGTTGCAAACTGGCTTTTGCCGCGCGCCATTACGTTGGCACACCAGCCGTGGCCTGAATGACTAAATGCGTCCTGCGCCCGTCAATGTCTGCCACGCTGTCAATGCGCAGCGGCGTTTGTTGGGTGCTATCAATCCACATTAGTCGGCAATCTGGCGTTACGTCGCGGCGATAACGCATGTGCAATTTGTAACGCTGTTGGCCAATCGAAATAAGATCAGCCTCATCAATTTTTGTGCCGCCTTGTGGCAGCAATTCAGCCCAAACCGTTGCTATGCTGGCCCAGGCTGTCACCTCACCACCAGCGCCATCGCTGATGTTGTTCGGTGCCTCAATGCGCACCAGATGACGCATTTTGCCAATGCGCATTAGGACACCCGCTTAACGCGATAGTGCGTGATCAAGCTGTCATAGGCCATTGGCACCGTCACTGGCGATCGGTCACTATTCACCGCCTCACGGTTTTCATACCAGTGGCCGATCAACAATAGCGCCGCTTGCCGCAAGCTAGACGGCACAGCGTAATTGTTGGCATATCCAGCGTTATAGATGACGCGCACGCAACCGCTTACATTTTCAAGCTCTGGCCATGATACACCATTGGCAGGCACAATTACCTTTGCGCCCCAATAGTCCCGCAGCCGATACTGATTGGCCGCCAGCGTTTGCTGCGCGCCGTTTGGATCATCATACACAATTGACGTAACGCTGTTTGCTGGCCCACGCCACAACGGCAGGCTGTGACCGTTCCAATTATCAAAGGCAATGGCCACGTCTCGCGCCCGCAAGACCAGCCCAGTGTCACCTTCCACCTTGTCCTGCGCCGCGCGGATGAGAGCAATGACAAAATCATCCTCTGCATCATCAACAATGCGAAGATGGGCCTTTGCTTCTGTAATGGTCACAGGTGCCGGCAGCGTATCAGACTGCTGCACGCGCACCAGAACCGATCGCTGGAACGTGCGGGCTGGTGTGGCGCTTGTCGTAACGGTTGCGGTGACAACCGCCAAGACGCCAGCAACAAACGCGGTGTTGCTAGGCTGATTGCATGTCAGCCAGAACTTGACGTTTTTGACAGCGGCAATGGGCGCATAAGCACCAGAGCCAATGGCCAAGCCAACAGCCGTGGATGCCGCGTCAATCGAAACAGATTGCAGCGTAACAACCTCTGCCGTTTCTAGCAGATCATCAAACTTGATCAGATAATCAGCAACGTCAGCCGGATCATGGCTGCCAACGTATAGCGGTGCGTCACTCATATAGCTACCTCGCGCCGGTTGCCGGCCAGCTTCACAATGCGCCGTGCTGCATTGGTCAAGCCATCTGTCAATATATTAACATTACTGCCAACCAAACCCAACTGTCCATCGTTGGCAACCAAAATAACCGTCACGCCAAGCGTGGCTTGCTGGCCCACTAGGCCGATCACACCGGCATCAGCCAACACGCCCGCGTTGGCGCTTAGTGTAGCTTGCAAACCCGCCAGGCCAAACGTGCCATTGTCCGGTGCAATGGTAGCATCTGCGCCAAGTGTAGCTTGATCGCCAGCCAAACCGATCGTGCTATTATCTGCACTAAACAGGATTGTTATGGCTAGCGTGGCCTCTTGGCCAACCAGCCCCAGTGTGCCAGCATCCGGTGCAATGGTGGCATCTGCGCCAACAGTGGCTTGCTGGCCTGACAAGCCAAGCGTGCCGGCATCTGGTGACAGAGTTGCAACGCCGGTAAAGCTTGCCTCCTCACCAACCAGCCCCAATGTGCCGGCATCTGCGGTGATAAAGGCAGCGGCTCCAAGGGTTGCGTTGCTGCCAACCAGGTCAAGCGTGCCAGCATCAGCCGTAACAGTGGCGTCTGCCGTGAATGACGTTGTGTCACCCAGCAGGCCAACCGTGCTAGCTTCAGCAACAATGTCAGCAACCGCGCCGATCGTTGCAGCGCCACCAACTAGGCCAAGCGTTCCCGCGTCCGCCGTGATAGCCGCATCAGCAGATAGCGTGGCCTCTTGCCCGACAAGCCCGATCGTGCCGCTGTCAGCAACAAAGTTTGTGTCAGGCGGTTGGACAAACGCAAACCCGCCGTCCGGTTGGCCGCCTAGCGGATATGCGCCAAGAAACATGACGGTTCCTTAAACCGGAAGCGCCGGCCACTCAATGTGAAATGGATCAGCTTGCGTAGTAATATCACGCAAAGCCTGCCGATACAAAGCCCATTGGCTTTTGTCCGTGTTGGCAATTGGCGTGTCGTCTAGCTGCGTCCAGTCGGTATCAGCCAGGCGCTTGTTGCGGTCGGTGCGGATGGCCTCCCACTGCGCGTCATCCTTCTGCGCCTTGTAAGCGGCTTCCTGCTCTGCCGCTGTGTGCGTCACACCTTCATCGTCGGTGTAATCAGCAAACACCGGGCCGATGGCATATTTGGTAAACCACTTGCCGTTGATCTCTTCAACGCCGTCGCGGAAGGCAAACTGATACACGGTTGTCGTCACAGGCTGCGGCCCTTCCAGCACCGGATCAACGCCCAGAAACTCCAAGTCTGCCGGCGTCAGCACAGCAGGCAAGCTGGCGTTGGGAAACGCGCCCTTTAGGTCGGTGATGATCTCGCCGGTTTCTTTGATACGGTATTCGGGCATGGTGTTAGTCCCTACGCAATGGACAAGAAAATATAGGTAGCACCGTTGACGTTGATGTTAGACGCCGCGACCTGATTGACGATGAAGCCGGTGCTGTCTGGGTCAACGCTGTCGTTGCTCGTGACTTCCGTTGCCGTGCTGTTCAGCGCCAGATACGGATCATTGCCAGAGACGATGCCGCGTGCGCTATCCCAGACGTACCAGTCGCCCGTGCTGTCCGTCCGCTTAATCATGACAAACCGTGCGCCCGTTGTGAACGCGCAGTTGATCGTCTGGCTGCTGCCGTTGCCCGTATAAGTGCCGACCTTGCTCACGCCGGAGACGGAGGCGAATAGGTAGGCAACGTAGGTGGAGCCAGAAGCATTTAGAGCAAGGCCGTTAACAGGGAAGCTATAGTTAACAGTGATTTGGGTTTGTGATACAGGGTAAACAAAAACATTTCCTACCGAAGCTGCTGAAGTATTTAAACGCATTTCTGCTACAGGAATGCTTCCGCTCATTCTCCCTGCATACCAATCTTCACTCGCACTTCTGCGCTTTACAATAACTAACTCAGGTATCACGCCAAGAGAATGATTTATAGCTTGGTTCGACGCACCATTCCCCGTGTAGCAAACCTCATCAAAGAAGCCGGGAGCGCGGCGGAAGTTCCAGAAAGCCCAGTTGGAGAAGTTGCCAGTGTCACCAGTGCGGAAGGTAGTGTTGCTGTCCCACACCGCGTTGCCAGTGCTTTCCGCATCGGTAGTCGTGATGAACAGAACCTGATTACCCCGTAGGCGGTCGTAATCGTATGTCTGCGAAGAGCCACGGCTATGAAACCATGCCAAGTCCGAGGGGAAGTTAGTTGTTACAGTAAGCTGTCCGCTGCTGGAACCTAAAGACGGCATAAACACACTTGTCCCCAGCGTCGGGGTCTTCATCGGGCCGCGACGGATGGCGACGTAGATGTAGGTTTGCGATGCTTGCAAATCACCTTGGGCGACAAATCCAGTTGCTGTTGGATTGGCGGTATCACTAAAAAATTCTTGGCTGCTGAGGTTTGGGAACAGTCGCGCATCACTTGATGCCCCAGCATTTGCAAACCCCCGCATATTGTCAACAATGCGCCAGTTGTCATTTGTATCTGATGCCTTAAATAAAACCCACTGCGGCTCCCAGCCCAGTGTCACCGTGGCACCGCCGCTCCCGCCATTCGCAAACGACCCACACTGAATGATCCCGTCAGCAGAAGGATCGTGAGCAAAAAGATAAGCGACATAGGTGACGCCAGATGCGTTGACGTTAGATACTCCTGCGCCACCTGCTCCGATATTAAAAGTTGTGCTGCTTGAGGAGGCGCAAAGCGCATAGCCGTTGTAGCCAAGATTTCCTTCCCCAAGAAAATCAGTTGAGGCTTGCGCACTATTTAGAATTGATGTTC